ATGGCTAAGAGTTCAGGCTGTGTAAGGCGCGTCCACTCACGTCCGTTAATTTTTAAAACACCTGCGTTAACATTCAATTTATGTTTTGGTCCGTTCGTTGCAGTGACGACATTGCTTCCGATGCTGAAAATCTTACGTACAGCTACTGGGATATTCTTTCCAGCATCTGCGTATTTCTTAATGACCGTCTTGCGCCCAGCTGCGAGTCCCGCAGGCACCGCCGCCCAGTAAGGCTGCTTACCAGGACCGGGTCTCACGTAGAATCCTGGTTTCTCGGCGTTCCAGCTTGGGGCGCGTCTGTTTGCCGTATTTGCGTACTTCTTCTTGTTCTCAGCCTGTGCGTTATTAAGAGGGTATCCTGCATTTCTAAACACTTTCAGGGTATGTGCGGGAATGGGCTTTCCAACCTTCTCAAAAGCTTTTTTGACCTTTGTGTAGACAGATTTAAGGTTAGCCTTTGAATTGAGAACCGCGGGACCCTGCTCGAGTTGTGTGTAATATTCGTATGGGTAAAGCCGAGGTTTATTGTTGGGACCTGGGCGAATATAGTACCCACGTGGAACAGGGGTTACAAGTTTATTCCATGTACCCGCGGATGGGTACCGGCGTGCAAGGCGCTCTCTATTAGTCTCGCCACGCTTGGTCACTGCATTTCCAAAAACGGCATTTGAAGATCCTGGAACTGCAAAAAACTGTTTGAAAAACTCTTTGGGAACTTCGAGATCTTCTGAATTTTTAAGTCCAGTGAACAGTACCGTCCCATTCTCGAAAATTGTATAAGTGAATTTTGGTTTCTTGAATTTGAGGACCAGTGACTTGAGTGTTTTGCGTGGCACCTTGGTTCTCTTTTTCTTTCCGGGCACATACATGGGTTCGGGGCGCTCACCAAATCCTAAACCCCAATTCCCTTCTCCAATATTAGGGCTCCGCTCGTTACCACCACCGCCATTTGCATTTGGAGACTCGCTCAGAGCCTCCACCTTCCCTGAACGCAGGGATGGTTTTTCAGCGAGGGACGACGAGCCTTCAAGCAACTTGGCAAGAACATCGAGATTAATCTTTCTATTGACTTTAAATGTTCCGTTGATTGATTTTATTTGGTAGGGTTTGTTACGGTTCGCCGCCGTGATCCACCCGTTTAAATAACACTTATTAAGAGCCATGGCGATTTCTTCAAAATTTCCAGACCCGCTAATTGAAATTTCCTTGGTCGTCATACGGAGTGTGAGTTTCCCACGCTTTGCAAACACGTAGTTTATTTCCGTGGGATTTCCAATCCACTTACCTTCGTGATAACGAATCTGTGGGTTCCAGCCTTTGGCTATCGCTTGATATCCATACACTTCCCTGAAACCGACGGGTGCATGTGTAAATATTCTGGGGATATCCACGTGCGCACCGACGGACGTCATGAACGAAGTGATTTTAGACTTGGAGAGGCGAACTGATGAACCTACTGAAACGACTGGAAGTTCCATCCCTTTGAGTGCCGCATTCACGTTGGCTTCTCTGATGGGGCTTTCAGGTTCATATATCCATCCAAATTGTTCACCCTTTTTAGCGCGCTCGTTTCTAGCTTGGCGCTCCTTTTCGAGCCGGCTACGCACATTAGACCGTAAGGCTGATAAAGCTCGTGCCTCTGCAGACGTATTTCGAGTTTTGATGCCTGAATTTTCTGTAAAAACGCGCTTCGAGCGAAAGATACGTTGTATCTTTCTCGCGGCGGCGGATGCATTCATTCTCTATTATTTTACTATATTTTAATTTTCAGTCGACACCAGATCGATACCGAAGATGAATGGCTGTAGAGCGTACGTAACCCCGTTGTAAATCTTCGAGTCTGTCCTGACTTCAACCTCACGCGAACTGAAAGGTCCTGCGTAAATATCCTGGTTGAACTTTGGTTTTTCGCCGAGTGCATTCTGACTGCAGTGCTGCTGATAGTGCAGAATGAAAACCTTTTGAGGTACAAACAAGTCTGGACCGAACCGAACCTTTTCGGATGCCAGGAAGTGCTGGAGCGAGTTGGTGACTGACGCCACCTGACTCTGGATCGTCTTGAAGTACTTGGGAAGTACGTTCCAGATATCCTTGTCACTGTATTTACTTGCGTAGTCAAGATACGCCCGCAGACACTTGCACAGGATGGTTGGAATTTCCACGTCAAGTTTCTTCTCAAGATGAGGATCAGAATCGTTGTCTGCAATTTGGCGACCAAAGTTGATTGTCACCAAACGACGCAATATGGATCCAGAATTGTCCTTCCAGTTGGGAACCTCGTTTCCACCCAGAATACCAGGCGTCTTCCACTGAAACGTCAGAGCCGTGTCAAACTTGCGCGCGATGCTCACATCCTCACCGGACACGAGCGACTGGAATTCCGCCTGCTCGAGCTGAAGATCGCCCTTGACCTCGGGGCTGATGAACATGAACCCGTTGTAAATGCTCGAAAGTCCAAATTTCTTTTCAATATTGTTCGAAAGGACAGAAACATCCTCCGTCTCGTAAAACTTGCGACACACCTTGGTGATGAGCGTGGACTTGCCTGACCGGGCGATACCCTTGAGGAACGGAATCACCTGCCAGCCGTCAATCTCATTCACGTCAAAGCACAGACGCCCCATGAACACATAGACCCACTTGGCAACTTCTGGCTCGAGCTTCTGATAATCGAGAACACGCTGCATGTTAGGCGTGGGAATGTCCCACCAATTTTCAAGATCGTCATATGGATTAAAAGGTGCGTCAAAATACTTGCAACTCACGATAGTTGGGTCAAGCTCGTGGAATTCGTGAGAATTGTAATCATAAAACTTGATCTTGTACTTTTCACCGTCCCAATCCTTACCGATCAAGAGCCCATTCTGAAACGACCAAACGTGCCGATCCTTCTTAATCTCTGGAAACTGGAAATCCTTGCAGTTGGTCATGTGCTTGACCACGTCAGACACGAGATTCCCACGGCTTGTGAGGTTTTTCCACATCTCAGGCTCATCCTCCTTTTGTGTGACGTCATACACGTAATCCTTGATATCCTTGACGATGCGCCAGGCACGCGTGTTGCGAATCTGCATACAGCACTGACCCTTGTAGCGGCGGTATCCCTCATCATACGCGCGATGAAGCAGGTACAAAAGAAGCTTTTGATACGGACTCATGTCATCATCATCCTTCAGACTCATGTCAGTATTGTCTATCGCGAGAGTCGGGTTATTGATTCTGTTGTGTCGACGTTCCCAGATGCGGTACTGGTCAAACATCTCCTTGCGATCCACGATAAGTCGCCGAACTCGAAATTCAAGAGTAAATTCATCTCCATTAAGATCTTTGCTTGATGTTTTGTTTGCTCCAAGAGACTCGATCCGAATCAAAAGGGTCCGACAACTGTTAATGAATCGGTCCTTTCGAATTTTGATATGTTCTTGATCATAATTTATAGGGTACTGGTCCTGATCCCTCTCCTGAGTCTCTGGGAAAAGAACAAACGCCCACATTTTTTCAGATGCGAGTGTATTCCCGCGAATATCAAAACCAGCATCCTTTTCTGCTTTTGAGATGCAAGTTTCAAGCTCAGCGACTGTCCATGTGTTGATTTCATTTGTCTGATTTGCAATCCGAATTTCTTCTTCATGTTCGGGTGTTACATCTTTTTGAATTGTGTGAACACGTCTACTTGCCATTATTGAAATCACGCGAGACTTTTTTAAGGCTCCATAGACTCCGGTACAACTTGAGTCGAAATCTTCGAGAGACGCACAGTCGCTGCGCGACTGGTTTTTAGGCAGGAGCCTCAATTCCAGTTGGTGTCACAGGAACCATCTTATTTAGAGCTGCTACAATCTTGACCAAAAGTTTGTTGTGCATCTCGAGCTGGAGGGCAATCTTCTCGGTCGCATCCTTGGTTCCTGCCAGAATTGTTGCAATTGTCTCGCCATCCTCGGTGGCGAGCAGGCTCGCGAGCGCCTCGAGCATATATGGACCATCCTCGAAGTCTTCCTCGTCGAACTCATCCTCCTCATCCTCCTCTGGGGGTGGTGGCACTGGGGTCTTTGGGGGCAGTGGGCGACGCTGAGACATTTGTACTAATGATGTAGAAAATAGGTCTCAATTAAAATCGCGAGTAATACTAAAATGCCTGGTGGAGCCTTGCTTCAACTCGTTGCTTACGGTGCTCAGGATGTGTTCCTGACTGGCAAGCCAACAGTCACCTTTTTCCAGTCCGTGTACAAGCGCCACACCAATTTCGCCATGTAGGCGATCCCCCAGACTCTTGCTGGGCAGCCCAACCCCGGCGGGCTCGTTTCCGTGACGCTGGCACGCACCGGCGACCTGATTGGCGACATGTGGGTCACGCTCCAGCCTACCCCTACAACTTCAGCTCAGCTGACGACTAACAATAGCGTCGCTGATATGTGCTGGGTCGCCGAGCGTGCTTTCAACTCTGTCGAGCTCTTTATCGGTGGTCAGTCTATTGACAAGCATTACCAGCTGTGGTTCCGCCTGTATGCCGAGGTGTTCCTGGACGAGTCTAAGAAGTACAATTACGGAAAGCTCACTTCGATGCCCGTGCCCAATAACGTAAATCAGACATCTACTGCTTACGCTTACCTCCCCCTAATCTTCTTCTTCAACCGCAACCCAGGTCTGTTCCTGCCCCTGATCGCCCTGCAGTACCACGAGGTCCGTATCGATTTCACACTGACTTCTACATATGCCAACTATTTCGGAACCAATCCCCCAGCCGTCTGGGCAAACTATGTCTATCTGGACAAGGAGGAACGTGACAAGTTCGCTACCAAGAACCAGGAGTATCTGATCGAGCAGGTTCAGTACGTGAACGGTGACCCAGTCGGAACATCAACCGAGAATACCCCCAGCGTCGTTCGCATCCAGTATAACCACCCAGTCAAGGAACTCATCTGGGTTTATCAGAATTCAGCCCCAAGCTCCAACCCCAACGCCATGTGGAATTTCTCATCGAATGTGGCAAATGTGAATTTAACTATTGACACCAACAAGCTGGCTCAGTCTGGTTCCCTGAGCCAGCCCCACAACACAGGCTGCCCAAATCTGTACATTCCCTCTGTGCTTTCGTCGCCACTTTATTCGACTGCAGCTGGTTCCGTTGCCCAGTACGGCACTATCTATGCTCAGTCCAACGTGCTCGTGGGCAACGTCCTGTGGGTCGAGGGTGGTCTGCCCCAGTACGGCACCGCCAACGTCACGTACGGACAGGAGGTGGGTCCTCTGCACAAGTTCAAGCTGATTCTGAACGGCACAGATCGTGCTGCCGAGCAGTACGGCAAGTATTACAACCAGTACCAGCCTTACCAGTACCACAGTGGTCATCCCTACCCAGGAATTTACATGTATTCCTTTGCTCTCAAGCCAGAGGAGATCCAGCCAAGCGGTGCTTGCAATTTCAGCCGTATCGACATGGCTCAGGTGGCTATCAGCCTCAAGACGGGTATGCCTTCCCTGGTTCAACAGATGTTTGCCGTCAATTACAACATCCTGAGAATTGCATCTGGAATGGGAGGTCTCGCTTTTGCCAACTAAAGGAATGTACCTTTCTAATAGTAGGTTGATGCCATTTGTTTACTCACTCAAGTGTGGAAATCATGAATATATAGGTCAAACTATTCAGGATGACTTTCAGATTAGGCTCAACGGTCATATCTCAGACGCCAACAATGGTAAAAAGAGACATCTCTATAATGCCATCAGGAAACATGGATGGAACAATTTTAAAGTAGAAATACTTCACAGTTTTCCCAAAGAGGGAAACTGGAAGGAGAGACTGGATGAGCTCGAGACTTTGGAAATACTCCAGAGAAATACTCTTGCTCCGAATGGTTATAATAATGAGACGGGTGGGAACAGGAACAAGATTCTTCATGAAGATACGAAAGTCTTGATGAGTGTCGCACACTCAGGGGAAAAACATCATATGTTTGGAAAGAATCATACAGAGGAAACTCGACAGTTTCTTAGGGAAGCAAATGCCAAGCCAGTCCAGCAGTGGTCCAAGGATGGGAAGACCCTCCTCAGGACGTTCGAGACAGTCGATGAGGCTTCAGGAGGATCCAGGAATTTCGCAGTAAATATTGGGAGAGTATGCAATGGGAAAGAAGGGAGGAATACAGCTGGGGGGTTTCATTGGAAGTTTGTTAAAAATGAAGATACTCAGTCGAAGGAGGTACTCAAGTTTTCTAAACTCCAGCAGTGGTCCTTTGACGAATATACTTTGATAGAAGAATTCGACACACTCAGGGAAGCAAGTGAAAAGACCGGAGCTGGAACTGGTCGTATAAGTAAGTGTTGTAAGGGCAAGTCTAGATCAGCAGGTGGGTTTAAATGGAAAGTTGTCTAAATTTTTTTCTTGGGATATAGTACAAAATGGCCGGCGGATTGATGCAACTGGTTGCTTACGGTGCTCAGGATGTGTATCTGACTGGTCAGCCCAAGGTGACCTTTTTCCAGGCTGTGTACAAGCGCCACACCAACTTCGCCATGGAGAACATCCAGCAGACGGTGAACGGCACCCCATCCAACTCTGGACGCGTGTCCGTGACCATCGCCCGCAACGGCGACCTGGTCGGCAACATGTACGTGCGCCTGCAGCCAACCCAGGTGTCCTACTCTAACCTGACCTCAACCGGTGCCAACATCGACACCAACTGGGTGGCTGAGCGTGCCATTGCCGCCGTTGAGCTGACCATCGGCGGTCAGCGCATCGACAAGCACTACCAGACCTGGTTCCGCCTGTACGCTGAGTGCTTCCTGGGCGAGTCCGACAAGATCGCCTACGGCAAGATGGCATCCAGCCCAGCACCAACCCAGGACAACACCAACGTGAACAGCGTGTACCTGCCCCTGCTGTTCTTCTTCAACCGCAACCCCGGTCTGTTCCTGCCCCTGATTGCCCTGCAGTACCACGAGGTCCGCCTGGATTTCGACCTGACTGCCTACTTCACCAACTACTTCGGCGCCTCCGCCCAGGTGTTCGAGGTGTGGGCCAACTACGTGTACCTGGACACTGAGGAGCGTCGCCGCTTCGCCCAGAAGGGTCACGAGTACCTGATCGAGCAGGTGCAGCACACCGGTGGTGACTCCATCACCGCCAGCGGCAACCCAGGCGCCCAGACCGTGCGCCTGTCCTTCAACCACCCAGTGAAGGAGCTGATCTGGTGCTACCAGAACACCGTGTCCACTGCTTACAACAGCCTGTGGAACTTCACCGGCGGTTACGCATCCAACGTGAACGTGACCTGCGCACCATCCCCCATCTTCGCCCCAGGTGCTCTGCCCCACGACATTGGCTGCCCACGCATCTACTCCAACGCCTACGCCTTCTCCGCCGCCGCCCAGGGCACCCCAGGTGCTCTGACCTCCAACGTCGGCTGGATGGAGGAGTCCACCAGCAACGTCACCCTGGCTGTGGAGGTGGGTCCCCTGTACAACTTCAAGCTGGTGCTGAACGGTCAGGACCGCTTCAAGGAGCAGACCGGCAAGTACTTCAACCAGTACCAGCCATTCCTGTACCACACCGGCACCCCCTACCCCGGCATCTATGTGTACTCTTTCGCTCTGCAGCCCGAGGAGCACCAGCCAACCGGCACCTGCAACTTCTCTCGCATTGACAACGCCCAGGTGGCTATCAACATGAAGAGCGGCTACGTCTGCCCCCTGCAGAAGATGTTCGCAGTGAACTACAACATCCTGCGCATCCAGTCTGGCATGGGTGGCCTTGCCTTCTCCAACTAAACGGACCAAGTACGTAGTACTTGTGACTCCCGCACTCGCAATTTTATATTAAAATTGAAAATAGCCCGTCAGGGCGGACTTCGGTCCCAAGAACGATCAAGGTTCCTGGAATCGAAAGAAACTCTAAATACTTAATAGGTATGGCAGGCGGTATATTCCCTGGACGTCCTTTTCGTTTTAACATAAAGTGCATCATATTCACGGCAGTTTTAGCTGCCGGATACTGGTATCTCCCTCACAAGAATCCATGGGTCCTTTCGTTTTTAATTTGGTTCCCATATATCGCGCTCGCATGGTATGACTGGAAGTACAATTGCCAGGATAAACTGCAGCCAACCATAGTCCCTTTCGGGCGGTACATTTGGCTGCCTTTCAAACCCCCTGGTTACAAGGAGGAATTTAATGAGCTTCCTCAAGATAAAATTGAAGCTATGAATAATATCGATCACCTCGCGGGGTGGACTCTCGTAGCAGGTCTCATTACCTGGAAATTACTTTCCAAGTCCCGCTAAGTGCCGAAAATTCCTCCTCGATGACATATGAACAAAAGTCTGGATTGAAGTTTGGGCTACAGCAAAAGACATCCAGGTATATTCTATTGAGTTCAGGATACGTGTGAGCGCTAAAGTGACTCTCGGAAAGTACGAGAACTCCCGTTGCGCCGTGAGGCTCAAATTGGTGAAAAGCTCGGGACACAACTGTGAACCCGCACCTTTCAGCGATTCGAATCATGATTCGTTCGAGATGTTCTGCTCGAGAAACCCAAACGCCATTGATATGTCCAACTAGATGTAGGAACTGTGTTTCCATTTGTTATTCAACTCATTTTGTTTTTAATACTTTGATGCGAACACGCCTTGCCACCCCGCAATGAGCAAAAACACGAAAGCAATCAGGAACATCAGACCAAAATAGTTCTGATACTGAGTCTTCATATTTGTCTGAGCCTGGGCGAAATTGGTAGCAGACAGAGCGACTGTTAGCATGAGAAAAAGGACTAGGAAACCTGTGTCAACTGCTGACATTTATAATGTACAGACATAAAAATGGAGGACCTGATGGGTCCTGCACTCGTCAAGGCGGTGTCTGCCTCGATGCCAGGATCCAACATATCAAGTATACTAGACAAAACAAATGAAATACTTAACGATCGTATATTCAAGACCCTTAAGTATGACACATATGATACAGTGCTTCACTTGATTGAATATCTTTTAACATATGACCTGACCGAGGAAAATATGATCAAGATTTTGTGTATGGTAATGGACGACACATCTTTTCCTGAAGAGCTGCGAAAAGATGTTTTAAAATTCACACACTCTGAGCTATTGAATTCTGTTTCAAAATTCCTAAAGAAGAAACCCAAGGTGTCTTGGTTCAAGAGGGTACTATGCTGTTCCAGTAAAATGTAAGGAAAATACCCGCGAAGACGAGGGTCAGTGAGTTGGCGATGGCGACCGAGTTTTTACGGGTAGAACCCTCCAGCATGGGCTGGACACCCAGAACAATCAGCAGCATAGCTATCAGGATGAGGATGGAATCTCCCAACATTTATTAGTTAAGGATATTTTTTTTAATATTTAAATGGAATTTGCGTACATTGACCCAACACACGCCCTATTGGAACTTACCAGGGGGAATTTTGCACCAATTTTAAATGATCTTATCACGCAGACTACTGTCGTACCTGAACCATGCGAACTCGACGAGTCATGGAAAACCTTTGAGAATGATCTTTCTAATTTTAAACTAAAATTCAAAAAGACTTCACATGAGCTGGACCAAAAACTAGCCGAATTGAGAGATTTAGAGAAAAGTTCACAAATTTCGAAAATGATTATTGAAAATGTGGATTCAGAAGACTTAAAGGCGAAACTTGTGTCAGTAATAGACAGCTACGAGTCCGAAACGGGTCTGCATACCCTGACTCAACAATGTGGGAAACTCAAGGGGCAGGTTGACGCGATGCAGCAGGTACTCACGGGCACGAATGCTGAAAGGTACGCCCAGTTTACATGTTTTATATGCATGGAACGTAATATTGAGCTTTTTATTGATCCATGTGGTCATGTTGTGTGTGAGCAATGCTGGACACATACCCGGGACAAGCGCAAGTGTCCAGGGTGTCGTACGTTGGTGATAGGTGCAGGTGTGAAGAAAATTTTTACTCTTTGATGCTCTCATAGCACAGTGGTAGTGCGTTTGTTTAGTAGCGAGGAAACTTGTTTCCGAGTCGCCAATCAGCAAAAGGTCCTGAGTTCAAACCTCAGTGAGGGCAGCATTCATAGTCTAACGGTTATGATAAAACCCTTCCAAGGTTTAGACCCGGGTTCGACTCCCGGTGAATGCAGCGGTTTCATAGTATAATGGTTAGTACACGGGACTCTGAGGGTTGAGAATCTTCGTTCTCAACGCGGGGGGGACCATCCCGTAATGGGAGTTCGATCCTCCCTGGAACCTTCGACCTGAACACGTCGTTAAACTCTTCAAACTGACTTTGGCGCAGTGGTAGCGCGTCGGATTGTAGCTCCGCTGGTCGGGTGTTCGAATCACCCAAGTCAGACTCGAGGGTGTGCCACCTCGCTAAAAACGGCAGTGGGAAGGGGGATAGAACTGCAGCTATCCCCTAGGACTGGCCATCCCTTCCCGTGCTCCTGTAACTCAGTTGGTAGAGTGTGAGGCTGTTAGGAGAGGTGCTTGCACCTCGACACGTGGGACCTCAAAGTCGCAGGTTCGAAACCTGCCGGGAGCGATTTTTTCAAGTGCAACAC